ACCTTCTCGAACTTGGCAATCGTGTCATCGCTGATCTCTCCACCTGTCTCCATGAACTCGCGCTCAGCATCAGTCACAAGGTTGTCAACCTCAGGCGTAGTCTGCTGAGACACTTGAGACAGCTTGCGCTCTAGCTCACTGTAGGATTTCGCTAGGTCTTCGGGCGTCTTGAACTTTTCGGGCAGCCAGCCCGGGCGCTCTGGCTCAGGTGGCTGCTCTTCTGCAACTTGCTCGTTGCCTTCAAGAGCCGCTAGCTGTTCCTCAAGGGACGGCTGGGGTTGTTCTTGGTCGGGCATTGGTAAGTTAAGTTGTTCAGTTGACATTCGCACTTTCCATGTACTGCTCGTTAGCGGCGCTAACGGCTTGTGGGGCAGCAGCCTTGGCAATCTCAGCCGCTTGCTGCTGCTGAATAGCTTGTTGTCTTTGCATCTCTTCCTGTTCGCGCTGCTCGCCAGATTTCACGAGACCGTTCATGTCGATACCGATTGCAGCACCAGTCCGCTTCACGAACTCGTCCATGTTGAGGTAGCCCTCGACAACCTGTGGCCCAAGTTGCGCTATGAACTGGAAGAAACTTTGCAGGTTCTGTAGGTCGTTGGCGCGACCCAGCGCAGCAGTACCGGTCACAATGCTCGGAGCCACGATACCGTCCTGCAAAGGGTCAAGCCGGTTTTGCCTCTGCATGCGCTCCATCAGGCGACGAACAAAGACAAGTTGGAAGCTGTTGCTGAGCATGCTGAACACGCCGCCAAGCCCGACTTCAAGCGCGTTGATAGCCTCGCGGACCTCGTAGGCTGTCGTGCGCTCGCTGCGTCTGGCCACAGTGTCGAACAGCATGAAGGCGTGACCTAATCGCTGCTCAATAGCTTGCGCAGTTGCGCTCGCCACCGCCATGTCAGCCTGCTTGTTGAGCTGCACAGCGCTTACTTCGGCTGCGTTGCCAGACCGGAAGTCGCCACTGTCAGCTTCGGCTAGGTCCTGCACGCGCGTCGTGCCGTTGGGTGCCACAAGAAAGACAACTTTGGCAGCCGCCGCAGACGCTTCAAGAATTGCACGGCTCAGACCCTCAAGGCTGATCAGGTCGCCAATGTACTCTTCGACAAACCCGCGCCCGTAGTCCTCGCCGTCAACTCTGTTCCAGCGCAGCGCCATCATCGGCGGCTTGTCAGCGGGCCAGCTACCCTCAGAACCCGGTACTACTTCACCGCCTACGTCTTGGTAGCTCAGCCCCTTTCCGTCTTCGAGATAGAACTTTGTGTACAGGGCCACATCGTCATCGCCTTTGCTAGCGAGCAGGGCTTGCATGTCAGCGCTCAGTACTTCCGGGCTGACCTCTTCCTTAATGATGACCTCAAGCAGATTGCCTACTGCGTCACGAACACAGACAAACTTGTCGATGCCGTACACCTTTGCGCCGCCGCTAGCGGGCAGATAGAAGAGGGCGTTGCCGCCGACAATTAAGTGCTTGAGCATTTCGAACACTGGGGCGCGCAGGCCCTCGCGCTCAATCTCATCCATGACAGCACGCTCAATCATGGACAGCTCAGCTTGCACTTCGCCTTCCAGCTTCTGCTGTTTGGCAATTTCCTTAGCGTCTGCGTCGCTGACTTCTAGCTTAAAGAAAGGCGTGTTGGGTGGCAGCAGCGACAACAGCAAACGAGCCGCTAGGTTGTTTACACCCCGGCTCCCGATGCCCTGATAGGGCGTGTAGAAACGTGTCGCACTGTTGTGTCCGCTTTCGGGGATCAGTGGCGGCAGGGTCAGCTTTGCGCATTCCCGTGCTCGGTGCAGGAAGTTCTCGCGCAGACTGCTAAGCTGCTCGTACCGGCTCGCGCAATTCGAGCTGAAGAGGTTACTTTCCAATGTTTAGCCCAACTTTGCTCTGGCCCACATTGATAGGTGCCGACACCTTTGCGTTGCCCGGTCGCCGGATGCGCAGACTGTACGACGCGCGTGTCTTGTTACCGCCAGCCATTGCAGGTGCAGACTGACTAGGCCCAGCGTCAGCCGTGGGGTCTGGCGTAGGCTCTGGTGCGCGCACAATGATAGGTGGCGCTGGTGGTGGTGGGGGTGGTGCGTAAACTGGGGGTGGGGGTGCGCTGCCGCCGCCGAACAGACACATTACTTTGTCACCTTTTTGCTTAGGATGGTTTCTTGCTGGTCTTCAAAGACATGATGCAGATGGCGGACGACACCGACTGCGCCGACAGCCATCCATATCTCCCGTTCAGACTGCTCCGCTGTCGGTGCCTTGTCGGGGAACCGTTCAGTCAAATAGGCGAGCAAGTCTTTCTTGATGACGGGAGCTTCAAGCACCGCAGCTTCCTCCCGCTGTGATGTCGCAAACGTCATGCGTCTCGACAAAAGTGATGCCTTGCTGGTTGCTGGCCTCGCAGTACGGCACTGCCGTAAGTGGCTGACCGCCCCGGCTACCATCAGCGTAAAAGGTGAGGCCGCGCAGGCCGTGTGCGTACTTGGCAATCAGCGCCGTGTAGTCCGCAACCGTGTCGTCGTTGTTGAGTTCCGAACCCCAAGCAGGCAGGTTAATCGTGCTGCTGATAGCGTGATCGACATACCCCTGCATTTCGTATTGGAACTTGATGCGGCGCTCAGGGTCAGCCGCTAGATCAAGCGCACTCTCGATGCTCTCGGGGTCTACGCCATAGGTGTCAATCACCTGCTGCGCTGCGCTATCGACAACGTATTGGAACTGCCACGTGTCGTTTGGCCCAAGCCAGCGGCGCTTGTACGCTACGCTAAACAGCGGCTCGATGCCTGTGGTGGTGCCAGCCAAGATGCCGATGCTGCCCGTAGGCGCAATGGCGCGCTTACCCGCTGGCTCGTTAACACTGAGGGTGTTGCTGTACGTCTTAGCCGTAGCGTCAGATGCTGCCTGATAGACTTCCATCCACTTGCGCAGCTCGCGTGTCATTTCGTACCGCTTGCCACGACTGATCAGCCACTCGTGCACGCCCATAAGACCAAGGCCTAGACGCCGGTTCTTTGCGCGTGTCTTTGCTACCTTTTCATACGGCACTTCTGAGGTAATGGTGCCGCAAAGCAGGAAGCAAGTGGCTAGCTCAACCGCCTCGCGGAACTCTTGCAAGGTGTCGAAGCGCGACATGTTGAGAGAGCCAAGACAGCAAATGTCACTGTCGTCAGAGCTGGTCAACTCACAGCACGCATTGCGCAGCGTCTCGCGCTCTTTGCCGTAGAAGTTAAACGAAAAGCCCGGTTCACTGGACTTCATGGCCTGCCGCACGTTTTGGCGGAAGATGTCACCCACGTCGCCGGTCTCGTTGTAGTGCTCAAGCCACCGAGTGCCGTAATTCAACGAGATGTTTGTGCCGTCGAGCGGGGCGGGAAAGTTAAAGTCTAACTCTTTAATGTCAGCCAGTGACTTACCGGTGCCTGCAACCTCAATCTTGTGCCAGTCTTTTGCGTACAGCAGCAGCTCGGCGTCAGGGTGGTCAGCACTGAGCGAGCCGTAGATAGCCGACCGCCTGTCTCCACCTTGTCTGATAGCCCGCCCGATGTCGTTAATCATGATCATCTTGGAGACAGGGCCAGAGGCTACGCCACCAGTGCGGCCAAGCCGTGCGCCTTTCTCCCGGTACACAGAGTAATCGACACCGATACCGCCACCAGAGGTAAGGCATAGCTCTACCCGCTTAGATAGATCAGCCCAGTCCTCTCTGGTATCCTCTTCGGCACGCAGAAGAAAACAATTGTTATACAACCGGGCCTTCCGGTTCGCATTCGCAAGGTAGCGGCCACCGGGCAGGAACTTAAAGTCTGTGATCAGTTGTACTAATTCTTTTTTCGCGTCATCCGGCAGGCGATGCCCCACCACGTTTTCGACCAGCGTCTGTGCCAGCTCTTGCCACGTCTCTGCACCCGCATGCGCGTATTTCTGACGAAAAATCGCCTCCCCGAACTCATTGCGAAACGTCATCGAAAAGTCCTTCCGCATCCTCGGCAGCTTGCTGCTGCGAGATAAGTTGATCGAGATACCATTTAGCTTTTTGCAGGTCTTGCAACGGTTTGCCCTTTAGTTTGTAGCGCGTAATGTATTTCACCACTGCCCCTTCAGCGTAGGACATCCCGTGGCTAGTTATGTAATCAAAGCACTCAATGCCTTGAGTGTAGTGGCGCGGGTGGTTTACGATGTCTTCGTCGAAGGGGTCCACAGAGTAACACTTTCGCTAGCGTAATCACAGGGGCGCAATATCCGTGCGAGCCGTGCCTGTGTCAAGGCAGCGCTTTCATCCAGACCTTGCTTTTCGTATGCGGCCACGACTGCCTGCCACATTTCGTCAAGCGACGGGCCGACAGCATCAAGGATGCGCTCTGCACGCACCTTACCAATGGTCGGGCAGCCGGGGTAGCCGTCCGTTGCATCACCAGTCAGGGTCTGCATCATCCAGTACCTGTTCGCTTCGTCCTCGTTAATCTCGTAGACCTCGCCCGTATCCTTATCCAAGTGCATGCCCGGGATGGTCTTGAGGTCTTTGTCTATTGAGCAGATGATGCTGCCCGGTTCGCTACCGTGAATGCCCACGAGGTCGTCACCCTCAAGCTCGTCCACGAATATCGCTCCGTACTTGTCTTGGGCATGCCCGCGCATTGCTGACCACCCAATAGGCCGTGCGCCTTTCCGGTTCTTTTTGTAGTCCGGGTAAATTTCTTTGCGGAAACAGTCAGCGCCACTCAGACACAGCAGCAACTCTTCCGCTTCGCACTGGTCACGTACCGTCTCGATCATGGCGTCAAACAAGACACCCGCCTCAGTGACAGACATGAACTCTTGCAGTACTAGGTCGCCGCCTACCTCGTGCTCAGCGACAGCAGTAGCGCCCATGCACGCCTGATAGACAACAACGTCTGCATCTATGACGGCTCTCATACTTTGTCGCCCCACCCTTCGGTACACGGGAATGCGATAGCGTGACTGACAACTACGACGATCTCGAACAGCGCATTGGGATCACCGGCTAACTTGTACTCAGCAACGTAGTTCATGATGGTGTCTAGCGTTTGGTCTATGTCGTTACCGCCGGGTGCGTTGCAGACGACAGGCGTGCCGTATGCCAGCAAGCTGTGCACGTTAGCGCCATTGATCAGGCCTGCTACGTAGACCCACGCTGGGTGCTCGGGGCCTGCTTGTCGTGCCTCTTCCAGCCACGGCACAAAGTCCGAAGGTGGCGACAACACGGCTTGCGACTGCGCACTGAAGGGGAACGCAAGCGCTACAAGTGCGGCGGCCAGTGCGCGCACGCTACTTCTTTTTCTTTGCTGCGAACCCGCCGGTCTTATTCTTCATCGCGCTGTAGGTCTTGGAGCTGATGGTGCTCTTGCTTTTCGGGCGCGACGTGCCAGCCTTTTTGCGAGCGTTCATGTTCTTGTATAACGACATCAGTGGCTCTCCGCCCAGTTGTCACCTACCTGCGTGTCACAGGTCATTGGAACCGACAAGTTAAAGTAATCATTACTCTGACGCAAGCATTCTTTGATGACAACACTTGCAGGTTGCAGGTGGTGCTCGGCGCAATCGAACTGCAATTCGTCATGGACATACAGCACCATGTCACACTCAAGACCACGCATCTGCTCGGCACAGCGCACTGCCCAGTACTTTGCAGCGCTGCTGGTTGCTGACTGGATCAGGTAGTTCAGCGCCGTGTGCTCTTTCTCGACCGGAATGCGCCGCCCGTCGATACTCGTGATGTACCCGTTACTCTTCGCTTCGCGCTGCACCTTGGCAATCAGGTCTTCCAGCCCGGGGATGGCAGCAAACAGACGCTTGCGCACCTCACCGCCGGGTAGGCCTGTCATCTCACCCAGCTTCCTGTCGCCTGCCCCGTAGATGAAGCCGAACTGCACGCCTTTCATCTGCGCGCGCGTGATGCCCATACGGTCAGCATTAACTTGATGTATGTCGGCGCTTTGCAGCAGCTTACCGTACTCACCGTTGTCATCGAGATAGTGTGCCAGCATGGTCAGCTCAGCTCGGTCAAGGTCACTGGCCAGTAGCTTGCGGCCCGGGCTAGCTGTGAACAGACGGCGGCTTTCCTCACCATAGGGTGCACCTACACGCGGCACGGCTTGCAAATTTGGCGACCTTGAACTCGTGCGCCCCGTGATGGCAGCGTTAGGTATCACCTGCGCACGTATACGCCCGTCAGCTCCGTGCTCTAGCCACGAGCGCACAAGGGCTAGCCGCTTTGTCACCATAAAGTTGTCAGCCAGTAGCTCAGCCTCAGGAAACTTAGGCGCGATGGCACGTAGCGTCTTCTCGTCAACCTTAGCTTGGCCGCTTGGGGTGTGCTCGGATGGCGACCACCCGCGCGCAACAAGCACCTTCTCGATGTGCTGTCGGCTGTTGCTGTTGAACAAGACAAACTCGACCTTCTGGTACGGGCAACCTTCGGCTACGTGCGGCTTGTCTTTGTAGCGCACGCTTCGCTTTGGCACGACAACCTCGCCGACCGGTGCGTACCAGCCGCCAAAGGTCTCAAGCATCTGGTCTTCAATAATTGTCGAGCGGTCTTGCAGCTCTTGCTCTAGGTCCCGTGCGCCCTGCACGTCAAAGGCAAAGCCGTAGGTGCGCAGTTGTACACACAACTCAGCGAACTGGTGCTCAAGCAGGTCAACACGCTCGTCTATGCCCTTGTCCTTAAGGTGCAGATACAGCCGCCGCGTGACACGACAGTCTTGCAAGCAGTACGCACCCAGCGCTGGCGTGTACTCAGTGTCCCAGTCGCCCTCGAACTCCTGCTTGGCAAACCCAAGCCGCACGCCCCACGTAGCCAGACCGTGACTGCCCAGCCTTGCCCGGTCGTCAACTTTGCGCAGGCTTTCGGTCGTGTGTGTTCGCAGGTCGTGGCCCAGCATGTCTTGGTACACGAACCGTGAGCGAACTAGCGTGTCAACAATGCGGTGGCGGGGCTGCCACCAGTCGTACAAGCGCTTGATGGTCGGCACGTCAAAGTCGATACCGTTGTGGAACACAAGCTCGCCGTCATACTCCATCAAGGTGCGCAGGCCGCTCTCAATGTTGTGATAGCAGTCTACTTCTTCGCCAGTCTCAATGTTGATCCAACACAGCGCCGTTATTCGCGTCGCGTTCAGTCCGTCCGTCTCAATGTCAACAGCTAGCGCCATGTGCTACCCACTCCCTTAGGTAATAACGTCTACTTCTCTTGCCTTTGCCGACAGCCACGAGGTCGTAGCCTCGTTGTCTCAATTTCCACCAGACGTTTGACGGCTTGCGCCACCAGAACCCCATCGTTCGCAGGTCATCTACGGTCAGACCGACGCCGGTTTGCAGAACGCCTACGATGCTATCGAGACAGTCGCTGGTGCCTTCGACCCGTGCTATCTCGTAAGACAGCTTGTCTCTGAACGCGCCGAACCGGCGGTCACGAAACGCTTTCTCTACAGCCCAGTCGTGGACATCGTAGAGAGCGTCAAAGTGCGGAACTGCACCGCAATCGGCCTTGAATATCATCATAAAGAAGGGTGCCAGCAGAACC